GGCCCCAATTAGCGGGTCAGATACTAAACGCTTAGGCAGCGTTCAGGATGTTTGTGACCTTGAAGATGCGGAAGTAGCGGTTAGCGCGGTTTGTTCCGACATCGTTGACCGGGGATCCAGTCTCAGCGAACGGATTGGCGACCATTCCGTAGCGAGTCTTGAACCCGATGCGTGGCTGGAAGTCAGCCTGGCCAACGGCGCGGACCATGGTCAGCGGAACGTATGGGCAGTAGAACATACCAGCGTCATATGGGTTCGTTCCACGATATCCGACGGTGATGTAGTCACCTACGGCATATGGATCGATGTAGACCTTGATGCGACCATTGAGGACGCCAGCGAAGGTGCTGCCGGTGTCGTCAACCTCGAGGGTCGTGGCGAGGGCCGGAGCATAATCGAGGACGCCAGCGGCGGCCAGGGCTGTAGCAACATCGCTCGAGCAGAGGATGAAGTTACCCTTGCCACGGCGGGTTTCCTTGGCGATGACGTTAGCTTCGCGATCGAGCTGGACCAGGAGGCCCTTGAACTTCTCAACGGACCAACGACCATCAGCATCAGTCTGGAGGTTGAAGTCGCCGGCAACAGTGATGTTGCTCTGCAGTGCGCCCTTCTTGGCCTTCACGTTGATGGTACGGATAACCTCACGGTTGATTTCAGCCAGGATTTCGGTCGACAGGATGTTGGCCAGCTCAGACTCTGCATCGAGACCGTGAACGGCCTTGAGGTCCTGAGCGAGTTCCATCGTGTACTCAGCCTTGAGCGCGCGGCTCTTAGCGGTAACGGTGGCCTTCTCGATCGAGAATGCCATTTCAGCGAAGGCATTTCCGGTGTTGCCCAGCGCTTCAGCAGCGGCTGTGGTCATACCGGCGCCAACAGCGAAGTTGTCAGCGATGTCGTTGGCAGGAGTTGTGTCCGTGCCGATGATGGACGAAGGATCGCCAGCCTGTGTTCCGGTACCGGAGAAGGCAGAGTTAGCTTCGTCGAAGAGAGCCTCAGTGCCACCCTGTGTGGTGTACTTGCTCTTCATGGCGAAGATGAGGCCAGTCGGACCGCTCATTGGCTGAACGCCAGCGATATCATAAGCGATCAGGTTTGGCATCGAGCGACGAACCAGGGAGATCAGGATTGGATCCCAGTTCGAGATGTTGCCTGTGCCGCCAGTCGTGGCGTTCTGGGCTGTTTCGGTCAGCGGCTGGAAGCTCGACTGAGCGCGCTCTTCGCGGAGGGCCTTCTCCTGGTTTTCCAGGATAACGGCTGTGACCGACTTGCGGTACTTGTCCTTGATGTTAGGAAGATCCTTGTGCTCAAGGATCGGGGCCCACTTCTTTTGGGCTGATTCTGAATTGAACATGTGAGTATGTGGTTTCTCTGAACGTTTACACGTATTAGCTCTTGAGCGTACGTGAGATTGCTGAAGAATAGGCAGCCATGACTGGAGTGAGGTTTTCCTCAGATTCCGAGAGCATAGATGACTCTACTTCGGTGGACTTAGCGGGGATAACTGGCTTGCGAATAAATGTCTCCTTGATTCCGACGACCTTCTTTGCGAAGGATTCTTCGTTCTCAAAGGCAACTTGTTCAACAAGCGAATTGAGTTTATGCGCCTCTGTCGAGGCGAGGTCTTTTGAGGCCTCAGCGAGGATATTGGCTCTCCGAAGAGAGTTGACATTCTCGTTGAGTTTTACGTTTGCGTCCGTCTGTTTCTGGAGCTGTTCCTCGAGCGAGGTGACTTTCTGGGTGAGGGTATCAACCAGGTTCTCCTTGCCTTCTGGAACTTCAATGTAGCTCTCATTGAATACGCCTTTCAGCGCAACAATGAAGTTCTCGGCGAGCTCCGTACGGAGACCCGACTCGATAGCTACCTTGTTTTCTTCCATCCACGTCTTCACAACGTAGTTGAGATACGAATCCAACTTCTCGGACAGATCCTTGGTGGCTTCATTGAGCTCCTCGGACAGTTGTGTCTGATAGTTTTCTTCGATCTGAACTAGCTGTTCGGCGACTCGGCTGTTGACTGCGGCTTCGAAGAGCTGAGATGCCTTGGACTTGAATTCCTCTGAGAGAGGCTGTTCCGAGCGGAAGATAATGTCAAGGTTTTCCTTGATGCTATCATCCGTTTCCGGTGTTTCCTCTTCTTCATCGGAGTCATCCTCCTCGGTTTCGTCATCTGACATCTCTTCATCGCCATTTGCAGCCTCGGTCTGAGTTTGCTGAACGGATCCGGCCGGCAGCTCTTCGGCGGTCGGGGCTGCATCAGCTGCAGCATCGACTGTCGCGAGCGATTTCTTTACTTCCTCGGGAGCTTCGGTACCGACAGGGCCAGGGGCCGTGCCGACATGCTCGCCTTGATCAGCTGCTTTTGGCGCAGATCCGGCGACCGCAGCGTTAGTGGCAGAAACTGCCTTCACGCCGTCCGTTGCAACATCCGAGGTATCAAGCTTCTTGGCTGGTTCCTCGCCAACTGAAACCTCTTCAACGAGTCCATTTGCACGCAAAGCCTCAACAGTCGTGTCCTCAATGAGATCTTTTTGATTGCTCTTGATTTTCTTAGACATATTGATTTGGCGGCTTACTGTGCTACTATAGCGGGTTAGAGTTTAGAGAGGAAATCTTGCCAGACCTTCAGTTGTGTCTCAATGAGATTCACTGAAGATGCTTTCTTGATTTCAGTCTCATACTTTTCAATTTGCTGAGCTTTGAGAATTCCATTATCCCAGACCCATTCAACACCTTCCATGACTCCGTTAACGAAGGCATCGGGTGCAGATGGATCCTGAACAATGTCGACGGTGGCGAGGACAAAATCCTCAGAAACTTCCATGATTCCGTCTTTCGCTTGCTTCAGCGATCCCATACCACGAGTAGAGACACCTAGCTGTACGCCGCCCTCGATGAGACCTTTTACAATCTTACCCATAGGCGTGTCCAGGATCAGTGCCTTTCCAACAACGTTATTACCTTCCCATTTCAGTTCGGTAATACGATGTGAAACTTTATCCAGGTTGACGGTCGGGCCATCTGGGTGATTCAGCTCACCCACCGCGCGACCGGTCTTAACCTGTTCATTGATGTACTTCTCAACCGCTGGTGCCAGGACCGACTTCGGGTACCTGCGACGATTACGGTTTGGCTTTTCAGCCTGCATGAAAACTCCCTCGAGACGGACCTTCTTGATTCCGCCTTCGATGGCCTCAGTGATGAACTGAAGGCCTGAGTCGTTAAATTCGGTGACGAGTTTCATGTGAATTAGTCCTGACGAACTGCAGTGTTGTAGATCTGAGAAGCCACCGC